AATATGGAATCATCTCCTTAGAGAAGTACAGCGCAGCTCCATCGGTATCAGTTACCACAGTCGTACCACCAGCTCTGCCTTCTGCACGGCAATCCAAGAACCGTTCAGCAGTTTCCATATTCATTCTGAATGTCGGAGTGATGACATCAAATGGTTTGTCAAAGGCATACATGCGCTCATACTCTTCCATCATCATACTGAATACATAATGCGGAATAAGTGGAGAGTCACCTTGCAGGTTAATTACATAATCAAACTCGTTACTAAACTCCTCACCGTGCTTATCGATGAGTTTGACCATGGCTTCAGCTACACGTTCAGTACCGTTCTTATGGTCAGGACTTGTCATTACGTATTCTTGATTAATGCGAATACACAGGTCTGCAATCTGTCGATCATCAGTAGCAACATAGACAGGAAGACCAGTACGCTTACCAGTCTCGATGGTTTGTTCGAGTACAGTCTTGTCACCCAGCTTCTCTAGCATCTTGCCAGGGAAGCGGCTGGAGTTATAACGTGCAGGAATAATAATAATTGGTTTTAGTCGCATTAGTCAATCCCCAGTGCATCACACAGAGTACGAATGTCTCTGCATACCATTTCAAATTGTGGAAGGTTTAAGCTGTTTGGTCCGTCGGATGGTGCGTTGTCAGGATCAGGATGAACCTCAACGAAGATGCCATCTACATTCTTAGTTGCAACAGCGGCACGTACCAAAGCAGGTACATAGTTACGATTACCACCAGAAGAACCGCCGAGGCCACCGGGTTTCTGAACGCTATGAGTGGCATCAAAAATAAGGGGAGTAGTATAATTCTCAGCAATGTACTGAAGACCAGTAAAGTCATTAACAAGGGTGTTATAGCCAAAGCTAGTGCCCCTTTCAGTAATCCAGACATTCTCTTCTCCCACTTTAGTCAGAATACCAGCAACATCCCACGGTGCTAAAAACTGGCCTTTCTTTACGTTAACAATCTTTCCTGTGTTCTTTGCTGCCAACAGAAGATCAGTCTGTCTACACAGGAAAGCAGGGATTTGTAGTACATCAACAGAACTTTTGATCAGAGCTGCCTGTCCTGTAGTATGTATATCGGTTACAATCTTACATCCAAGTTCCGCCTTAATCTCATCGAAGATAATCATGGCAGATTCCAAACCAACACCACGCTGTGCACCCATTGATGTACGATTAGCTTTATCGAAACTTGCCTTAAAGTAATATTCTAAACCGTACTTCTCTGCCATGTTCTGACAGTATCTTGCCACGCCCAGTGAGTTTCTTTCTAACTGGCATGGTCCTGCAATAATTTTCATATCATACTAACAGAGCAATTTCTTCAGCTCTGTTCTCCGCTTGTTCTAAGGTTGCAATATTTTTAGAGTGAAGAAAGACTGTACCATCATCTTCCTCTGCTATTAGTTCATATCCAGAACCGTTTTTATAGACCTTAACTAGTCCGCCATTATCTTGAATCCAATATTCAGAGATTAGTATCTTAGGCATTAGGTAACTCCTTATACCAGTTCTTTAGGAATGGCAAATGATCTTTGAGGATACCTGCACACTTATAGGCAACCTCTCGATGTTCCTTCTGTGTACCATTAGCACACCGCAATTCACAATAGTGAATCCAAGAACGAATGTTACCTTTCATGTACATACGAGACTGCATGTTACCTTCGGGAAGTACTGCACGTGCCTGTTCCTTGGCAATACCGTTACCAATTGCCCACTTATATGCTAACTGAGCTTCATGAACAATTTGTTTTTGTTTGGCTTCCCATGCCCACTGTAGTTCAGCATCGTCAGTTTCAATAGAGTTTTGTCGATTCTTAGGGTCCTGCAGTCGTGCTTCACGCATGTACACGGCCAAGTCTTTGGTTGGATCAGCATACCGCTGGCTGAACTCTTGGAATGAGAATGAACGGTGACGGAGAATCTGACGAGCAATATCACGAGTCGTATTGATTTCCATTACCATATCAACCATCTCAAAAGGCGACCAGTGCTTGTGGTCAATCAGATACTTCAGAAGCTTCTCTGATGGTGCATCACTGTTCTGATTGTTAGGGTTGGAGACTCGAGCACAATACACGATCAAATCTTGTGCAGACATCTTCTTGCCTGTACCATCTTGATAAGCATTGATCATGGAAGAGGTGATGCCAACGGGAAGCACGGTTTGGTTCATATTTTAAAGTCCTTAAATTTATCACCGGAAGGCGTTTTATCAAATACGGGAATTCCGTCATCTACAAGAGTTTGTTCTTTCACATCAATATCAAACAGTCTCATCTTGGATCTATCTATACCGACCACAAAGCGCTTGTATAGACCTGGATCGTTATATCGATTCTTCAGCTGTTTGACCATAATTTGTCCTGATTGCTCCAGTTCCTCATTGGAGATCAGGGCGAACATTAAGTCGGCTGTGGCAGGTAGACCAAACGACTCAGAGGTATCTTCAAGTCCTGGATCGGAGTTGCCATAACCAGAACGAGTAGTTTGCGTTGCACTAACCAGAGGTACCGCAAATTCAACCGCCAGGCCACGCAGTTCTTCAGCGATAGCTTTGATATAGGTGTAAGAGTTAATTGCACCACCCATTGCCTTCATCCGTGAAGATGCACAGATATTGAGGTAGTCAATGAATACGATATCAGGTTCAAACGAACGCTTGAGCTTTAGTTCTTTCAATAATGCACGGAAGTGGCCAACGTGTGCTGCACCGGTTGGATATTCCTTGACAATCAGTTTACCTACGGTCTTCTTAGCGATAGCATTGACCTTTTCAGTAAACATAGTCTTGGGAAGTTTCTCCAACTGATCGATTGGAATGTCAAGTAGGTTGGCATCGATACGTTCAGCGATACGTTCCTCAGCCATCTCCATGGTAATGTACAAGACATTCTTACCCTGAAGCATTGAGCTGGCGGCAACGTGACACATGAACAGAGACTTACCCACGCCTGTACCTGCCAGTGCGATGTTCAGCGTCTTATCGGGTAGACCACCTTTAGTGATCTTGTTGAAGTTATCCAGATCGAACGGAAGCTTCTCCTCATCACGAGTATAGAACTCGTAACGTTCTTCGGCGTTATCGATATAGTCGTGACCTACATACGAATCAAAGGCAACACCCAACGCTTCAGTTAACAGATCAGGGATGGCATTCTTAGTTAGCTTTTCGTCTTTACCATCCAAGATATCGATAGACTTCATGATCCCGATATGCAGTGCACGTTCCTGGCACCACTTCTCAGTCTTTTCCAACAGGAAGTCTTCATCTACGTCAGCGGGAGAGAAGATCTCTGGAAGCATTGCCGAGATCTCAGTGAACATATCCTCGGATAACTTCTCATCCTGTTCGAGATCGATACGGAACGCTTCCAGAGTAGGCAGTGTGTTGTGTTTATCAACGAATGCACCAATCTGCTTGAAGATCACCTTGAGTGAACCTTCAAAGTAGTTTGGCTTTAGGAAAGGAATGACTTTACGAAGATAGCTTTCATTGTTCAGGAGTGATCTTAATATCACTCTGTTCAGATTCTGCGTCATAGAATTGTATAGTTCCTTTACCGTCTTTCAGTCCCTCTTCAATAACCCAAAACATCAGGTCTGAGACGTAGGCTTCAAAAGCATCATTATGGTTTAGTTCTTTGTGAGGTTCTAGTACCTCGTAGCCGAAGGCCATTCGCAAGTCTTCGTCATCTTCATCATCATCCTCAGCGATAACACTGCCGTCTTCTTTCTGAATTTGAATATCACTAAAGATTATTCGGGCGCCTTTGTAGTCACCTTTCAAGACTTCAATGCACCAGCCAGGCGGCATATTGATCCCCATATAGGACCAGTCAACATCTTCTTTATACATCTTCGAGTTCATCCTCGTTTACAATTGTTACAATCTCTTCAGGCACAACACCAATCTTGTATTGGTCCTCGATAAACTTCTTGAATTTATCAGAGGTAATTATATCACGCCAGAACTCATTTGTTAACTCTTTTTGCCTAAAGTTTTTTCCGTCGATTTCACCTGTTTCTTGGTCGACTTTGGCGTACCAGCCTTGTTTTGGTTTAACCACAAATTCCCCTGCAAGAGCCACATCAAGTAGGCCAGAGGCCACATCGATGCCGCCTTCCCAAGAAACCGTGATAGGAATGATGGATTTTTCACGGACATATCTAGATTTCTCCACGTTAATTACAAAATCATATCCGGTAACTTCAGTGCCAACCTTGTTCTGTCGACGACCAATAATCCAGATATTATCTGCTGAGTAATAGATTCCTGTTCCACCGGACACAACTGCCTTAGGGAACAGACCAATCTCTTGGTATGTATGGTTGATTGCAAGCATGGGAATGTCTTTCATCGTCAGATGTGGAGTACACATCCGGAACAGACCTTTCAATGCTTTGGCACGTGACATATCGGCTACCGACTTCTCGTTCAGTGCGTCATCCAATTCTTTCTTAGATGCGATGTTACCAATGGAGTCAATAATGATAATGACTTTATCATCGCGCTCTAGCTGTTCAAGCTGGTTGATCAGATCGAACTTCAGCTCCTCAACATTTGTCACTGGGGTATGAAGTACACGTTCGGTATCGATATCAAAATTCTGGAAGTATTCTTGTGGCGAACCAAACTCAGAATCATAGAACAACATTACAGCTTCTGGATATTGTTTCATATAAGCTGATGCGATCTTCAGAGCGAATGAACTCTTAAAGTGTTTAGACGGACCAGCAAGCACAGTAAGTCCTGGAGTCAATCCACCTTCTAATGATCCAGACAAAGCAACATTTAGCATAGGAACATCTGTCGGGATCATGTCTTTATCGGTAAAGAACTTAGACTCAGACAGGACTGCAGTATGACTAAGCTTAGAATTCTTTTTCAGTTTATCCATAATGGAAGGCATAGTAATTCCTTTCTGTTTCAATGGAGGTATTATATATTATTCAGGCGTGAATGTACACCTCTTTTTTTATAAATAGAATACCAATATCATAAAGGGCAAACACCATGTTCAAAAGAATGTTTGCTGCTTTTATCATGACATTAGTGACCACAGCAGCATATGCGCAAGATGAGACAACTACAACTTCTGATGTTGATCCCATTGTCACAGAAAACTATAATGAGAGCACCGTAGATTCGACAAGTGAGTCTACAACTACCGTTATTTCTCCTCCTCCTTCTGCAATTTCACCTAGCATCAACAATGCAAACTCTGATCTCTGCACAGTAGGAGTATCAGGCGCAGTACAAACGCAGATTCTCGGCATCTCTGCTGGTTCTACAGTAAGAGACATGAACTGCGAAAAGCTAAAGAACGCCAAGACCTTGTATGATATGGGAATGAAAGTTGCAGCAGTATCAGTTATGTGCCAAGATCCTAGGATCTTTACAGCTATGATGAACGCCGGAACACCGTGTCCTATTGATGGCATGATTGGTGAACAAGCTAAAGACGCGTGGAATAATCCTGAAAACGAATCTATGCGTCCTGATACGCAGTCTAGAGGAGGTTTAAACCTTGATCCAGAAACTCGCACCACCGTTATTGGCGGCGCTGTCGTTCTTGGTTTACTCGCCATTCTCCTCGGCGGATAGCACTTACGGCGTTACTAATAACGCGGCAGAAAATGGATTATCTTGGAGCATGCCAGATGTGCTGCCCGATTATTCCGCTCCACATGTATCCTTACAGGTTAATGGACTAACATACTATTATGTTATTACTAAAGACCCAGAGTCTGATGCTCAAGTTTACGTTAGAAACGAAGACACAGTAAATGGCGGATATATCTTTGAAGAGGTAGATGACTGGTCTGGTCTACCTGGCAATTCTATCCAAAAGTATTTCAGATTTCCTGGTAGTGATGCTGCACAATGGGGAGACGGAAGTATTACTGTAAATGGCGATGGTACAATCAGCGATGCCTCCGTTATTTACTTGTATAGAATGGACATCGGCGAAGAAGACATTATATGTACCAATCCTTTAGCAAGTCCTGAATGTCCAGGATATTTAGATGCTTTATATAAATACTTAGCTGGTCTAGAAGACGTAGATGTGAACGACCCTTACTATGATGAATGGGTGCAAGTGCAACTACAACGTGAGGCAGAATTAGAAGAAGACCAGGCTAAAGGAGAAGACGATGAGCAGGAAAAGTCGGAAGACGACTTAGAACAGAGATTACAAGTTGATCCAGAAGTCGGTGGACTGATAGATGTTGATTTACAAGACCAAGTTCTGTATGAGCTTGCTGCTCCTTTTGCTATTGAACCATATATTGCAGTAGATTATCCTGAAGTGTTAGTATATCAGGACACTCTACAAATTGAAGATACAACATTACCTGATAATAACAGGGCGTTGAGACAACTGGCATCTGATGCTACACATTATTCTATGGTACGCTCTCAATATGATAGAGAACAATAACGGAGAATTAAATGTTAAGAGTTATCTCAACAGTGGCTGCACTGTTTGCAGCATCAACTGCTTTCGCAGAAAATGTTCCCATTACCGGAAACGTAGCTTCAACATGCTCGATTTATACTGATACTGCTGGTGTATATGGCGTGCCATCACCTGATGAGTTGAGCACAGCACCTACAGATGGTGGTGTACACCCAGTTGTAAGATTTGATGTAACCATTGCTGATTACTATGTTGCTAAGATTGCTTGGCCTGATTCCTTTTCGACTTCGCCTAGTTTAACTGATGCAGTGAATTGGGACGGTGAAGTAACTGTATCTCAAACATCAAACGCTGCACAAGCTGACTATGAGACT